AATTATTTTATATTTTAAAAAAATAAAAAATAACTTAAAAATAGTTTAACAATATTAAATAATATAAAATTGAATATTTAAAATAATAATAAATTTAAAATAAATAAATACTAATATAATGGATAATAAAGTAAAAGAAATTAAATATATTGATTTATTTTGTGGGTTAGGTGCGTTTCATACAGCATTTAATAGAAATAATAAAATAAATAAAAATATAAAATATACTTGTGTATTAGCAAGTGATATAGATGAAGGAGTAAGAAAAATTTATGAAGAAAATTATATGATAAAACCGGAAGGAGATATTAATAATATAAAAATAGAAAATATACCCAATTTTGATATATTATGTGCTGGGTTTCCATGTCAACCATTTAGTATCGCCGGCAATCAACAAGGTTTTACTGATAAAACTCGTGGTAATTTATTTTATAAAATATTAGAAATTATTGATAAAAAAAAACCAACTATATTAATGCTCGAAAATGTAAAAAATCTACATACCATTAATAAAGGTGAAACATTTAACATTATTAAAAATGAATTAGAAAAACGAGGATATAATGTTAGTTATAAAGTAATTGATTCTCGATATTATAAATCTCCACAATCAAGACAACGCATATATATTATTTGTAATAAAAATAAAAATTATATATTTAAAGAAATAAAAAATTCTATTGTTCCTGTGTCTAGTATTATAGATACTAATATTACAGATTATTATAATTATAAAGAAAAATATAAATTAGAAAAGTCTAATGGAAAAAGTATGATGAAATATAAATTAATTAATAAAACAAATGGAAAAGGTGGGCGTCAAGGAGAACGTATTTATGATATATCAAAATGTGGTCCTACAATCTGTGCTTCATCAGGTGGTCCTGGAGCAAAAACAGGCTTTTATGACTTTGATGAAAAAATTAGAACATTAAGTATAAAAGAAACATTACAAATGTTTGGTTTTGATTTATCATATAAATATGAATCTTTATCAAATAAAAAAAAAATGTTGTTTTATCTTGGAAATAGTATAGTTGTAAATGTTATTGAAGAACTTATTAAAGATTTATAAATTATACTATTTATAATTTATACTCTTTATAAGTTACTTTATCTTGTAATTTACTTATTATTATCTTAAATTGTAATTGATTACCGCTTTTTTTACCATTATCACCACCTTTTCTCTGTAAAGATATAATACTATCATCACCTAATTGAATTACAGTTTTACTTTTTGTAATTTTAAAATTTACACCCTTGAAGATTTAAAATGGGACAATATTTAAATATTAATTACATATTAATTGTTAATTTTTTTATATTTATAATTTATATAATTTTTTCTTTATTTTCAATAAAATATAACATAAAAATTAAAATATATAAACTATAATAAAATCTCAAAAATCTCAGAAAAAACAAAAAACACAAAAAAATTGAAATATAAACTATAATAAAATATAACATAAAAATAAAAGAAAAAATAAATAAATTATGTTTAGTGAGGAAAAAAGTATAGAAGTTTTTGGAGAAACATTACCATCATTGATTGAGATTACAAATTGTGAAGCATTAATAGGTATAATTTATTTACAAGAATGTAATAAAAAACAAAAACAAAAGTTATATACTTCTTATACATTAGAAAATGTTTTAAATTGTATATCAAAAAATCAAATTCAATGGAAAAAAATGAGTTTGCTAGAACAACAATTAGAACTAGATAGAGAATTTCTTAATAATCTTTCTTAATAATCTTAATTAATGTTTTGCCATATCTCTGATTTCATCAATAGTATAATCTGGCAACATAGGCTCTTTATCATTTTTTTTATATTTAAAATGTAAGTTTTTAATACAATAATTTATAATAGTATTAACAAATTCTATATTATCATAAGGACTATGTTCATCTAAATTATTTATAATGTTTTCAATATCTTTAATCATATTATTAGTATATGTTTTACCTAAACTATCAACTTTTGATTTCATCATTTTAACATAAATATTTATTACTTTATTTATTGTATAATTATTACCACTAATACTAAAACCATAATTATATAAATGGTCTAGTTTCTTAAGAACATCTAGTATAAAATTATTATTACTCATATTTTATACAATATTATACTATAATTTATACACTATTTCTATAATTATCTTTATCATTATTTTTTTAAATTTTAAATATAAATACAATTATTTTAATAAAATAATATAAATATAAAAAAATATTATAAAAATTGATTTTTAATCATTAACAAATAATAATTATATACTGTTGTAATTTGTAATTTACATTTAATTGTTTATTGTTCACCAATATTTGAAAATGCCAGCAACACGAGGTCAAAAGAGACAAAATGGTGATACACATTATGATACAGAACCCTCTACTCAGTCTATCAAAAGAAGTAAACTTACAAATCATGGACCATTACATACTTTATTAGAAAAATATAAAATAGAAATATCTTATGGTTGGGGTATTGTATCTTTTTATAATAAAGAAGGAAATTTAATATCTTCTGATAAACTTATAAAATATGAAGTTGATCCAACTTTAAAAATAGCACGTTATAAAGCAAAAGAATTTCCTTTTAATTATATAGAATATGAAGATTATATAATATCTTTTGATGAATTTAAAATTAATATTAAAAGAGAAAAAGATGTTGCTAATTTACTTGATTTTGCTTCACCAGATATAGAGGATAATAAAGAAGAACCAAAACCAAAAACTGATGATGATGAAACAGAAACAGAAGCAGAAAATGATGCTGATGAAACAGAAACAGAAAATGATGATGATGATGATGATGATGATGATGATGATGATGAATCTAGTTTGTTTCAAATTCAAAATCCTATTCAAATTCAACATCCAAACTTTCAACAACAAAATCAATATCAACAACAAATGGTTCAACAACAAATGTTTCAACACCAAATGTTTCAACAACAAATGTTTCAACAACAATTCTCTATTCAAACTATGATTAAAACAGAGATAAGTACTAATTTAATACCTTGGATGAAGGAATATATTGATTCTGAATTTAAGAAATTAAAACATTAAAAAATATTATTGTTAGAATTATTAATTATTAAATTATTTTTTTAACTTAAATATAATTTAATAATAATAATTATACATTATAATTTTATATTTATAATAAAATGTCTTATAAAAAAATAGTATTAGAGAGATACTATCTAGAACAATCTCATAAAAAAATTAATAAAAATAATAATAAAATAAGTAAATTACAAAAAACATTAAAATTAAAAAAAGAAAAGAAAGAAAAACAAAAAGAAACTTTAAGAAAAGCACGCAATATATATAAAGAAATTCGTGAAAAGAATACAGAAACATAACCAACAACAAAAGAAGAACAAACTATAAACAATAAAACTAATTTTATTACAATTGATAATTATGTATTTAGAGAGTATTATAATAATATAGTTATAGATACTAATAACACTAACACTATTTAATTAAATTAAAAATAAAACTTAATATAGTATAGTATAAATAAAACTTAATATAGTTAGTATGAGTTGTTTTAATTTTTTTTTAAAAAATAAAAACAAAACTAATAAATCTAATAAAAAAACTAAAACAAAATACATAAAACAATATAAACTTATATATGATAAAATAAATTTTCCTTTATGGTGGGATTTATTTATTCTAAAAATAATTAATTTAATAAATACTTTAAAAACTCAAAATAATGATATAAACTATATGATTACTGATGAATGTGCTGTTATATTATTAACTTATGTTTATGCTCCACATTGTTTATATAAATTAATAAATCCTGATGTATGCAGTATAATATTATCTCCAGACCATTATACAGATACAAGTGTATTTTTAAATAATAATAAAAAATATGGTAATTATAATTTAAATTATGGATTATTAACTAAATCAGCACATTTTTTAGTAAACACTGAATCAGACAATAAAACTTGGTTCACTAGTTTAAATATTAGTTTAAAAAAAGATTTAAAATTAATGCCTATAATTATAAATAATAATGAATTAAATATAATAAATCCAGAACTATTATATGAAGAACTAGAAGATTTAAATATGACTTCTAATTTAATGTTTAATAATAATAAAAATTATATTAAAGCATTACAGTATATAATAAAACATTATAAAATAGAAAAATAATAATATAAATGAATAATTAAATTACTAATGAATAATTAAATTACTAATGAATAACTAAATATAAACATAAATTTACATTATAATCTATTCTAAAAATATTAAAAAATAATTATTAATAGTTAAAAATTGAATTATAAAACTTTAAATATATTTATTAATAATTATATTATATCTTATTTTATAGATACAGTATTAGATTAATTATTTTATTAATATAATTATTTAAATTATTAATTTTAAAATGAAATCTAATGAAAATCCATATAAAAAAAATTATTGTACGCAAACTTATAGCAAAAGTATAAATAAAAATACAAAACTAAATAAAAAAGATATTATAAAATTAAATAAAGAATTACGAGATATTGCAAAGGAACAAAATAATATTTATAATAAAAAAAGTAAATTAAAAAAACAAAAACCTATTTTTAAATGTGATAAATGTGATATTAGTTATAATAATCCTGCATCATTAGAAAAACATAAACCAATACATTTAAATCCAGTATATTGTCCTTTTAAAAATTGTAATAAAATGTTTTCACCAAAACATAAATATCAATACAAACAACATATTGATGGACATAATGGTGGATTACATATACAATGTAAATTTTGCGAACACACGTCAAAAACATTAACTTCTAATACAGTTCATATGAAATCAAAACATTCGCAACAATATAATCATTATATGAAAGAAATAGAGGAAGCAAATAAAGATACACAACCATTAAATTCAAAAAATATTATAAATTTAACAACCAAATATATTAATACACATATAATGGATGATTTAGATGAAGATATTAATACTAATACTAATACTAATAATAATACTAATAATTGGTATTCATATCAATATGAAGATGATGATGAAGAAGAAGATGAAGATGATGAAAATGAAGATGATGAAAATGAAGAATATGATAATGAATTAATAAATATAGAATTAAATAAATATAATTTTTATTACTATGAAAATAATTTAGACTTTTTATCTACCATTGCTATTTTAGATGCTTATAAAAAAATATAATTTGTAAAAAATTATATATTCTTATTTTTTATTTTTTATTTATTATTTATTATTTATTATTTATTATAAAATGTTTCACAATAATATTCAGTATAAGCATCACAACCATCATAATCATCATCATAATTACCATCACCATCACATTTTTTACCACACTCGCAAGATTCAGAACTATAACACATAGGACATGAACCATAGTCATCGTCGCTATAATAATTATTATCCTCATTTTCTTTATCATTCAAGTGTTTAATGTCATCTTCAGTAAGAATAGTTCCAACATAAGTATCTTTACCATGAATATAATTTTTAAAATATAATTGTAAAAGTTCTGGTAATTTATGTTTTTCACCATTTTCATTTTCACTTTCTAAATCAGCATAATTTGAAACATAATAATCTACATCATCATCAAAATAACCACCATCTATATGGCTTAATACTTTAATTTC